TACCTTACATCTTGCTGTAATTCCGGTGCAATATCTGCTGGGAATTCAAACTCAACTTCATATCCTAACTGGGCCTTGATTTGTTCTTCAAGATATAACTGGCCCCATTCTATCATTTGCTGAAAAGCAAGATAAAGAATTTTTGAAGATGCTTCTGTCGCTTCTTTTCCCGAACCCCTCACGACTTCGGGGACTCTTGACATTATTGTGAAATATTCATTTAAAGTCTTTATCCAGGGCAAAGGATCTAAAGTTGAATATTGTGGAATTGAAATTCTTTCAGAAGTGAAAGAACCTTTAGGAACAACCATGTTTTCGCCTAGTTTGACTGTCTTGTCTAGTTTTGCCTTTAGATTTGCCAGTTCTGTATCGTCGTCGGTATCAGCTTCGGCGATTATTAAAGGTTTGACATATCTATGGAATACTAATTGTAGATCTGTCATGGCCTCATTTTTCATCAGAATTACTTTTTCTAAAGCTTCTACAAAACTATGTCCGTGACACTCGTCCCCTAATCTTCCCCATGAAAGATGAAAGATTTGTTTTGGAGAAAATGGAATAGCTTTACCGATTCCATTTGGTAGAATATTCTGTTCATAACCGATTATAATCCCCTGGGCATTTGACTTTATTGTCATGCTTCCAGGATTTAATGGTTTTAAATTCTTTAATCTTCCTGAAGAATCTTCCACGATTTCTGCAAAAGAATCTCCATTTGCTATACATACGACTAGCTGATTAAAAAGAATTATATTGAAAGTGTCTTTTCCATTACCTCTTATTCTGCTCAACGCCTCTTTTGTTTTTTTATCTGATTTGAAACCTTTGCCGACTATCCATGAAGCCATAGTATCAACAACAGACTTTACTTCGGGAATTGTTTTATAATATCCATACCATTTTGTCCAATTTCCATAATAATTTGTTCCTGGCGCATCTTGACTTGCTGTATCAACAGAATAATCATCAACTTGATTAGTCATATCAGTATAATCTGCTGAGCTTATGCGCATATTTCCCATGTTTCTGCGAAGATTTGCAACTATTTAAACTTTTCTTTTAAGTCCAACTTCCAAACTTGTTTGTTGTATCCATAGAATCCAGATAAACTGCTTTTACGATAATATTTGTCATTCTAGCATCTTGATTTGTTGCCTGTGCTTGAATATTTATAGTATATGATGACCTTTTAGAAAAATCTAAATCAGAAGTCGTGCTTGGATCAACTCCAAAAACCCATGTATAAGTCAGTGTTTCATAATTTGTACTTGTTGATGTTCCCGGTCTATCATTTGAACTTGTACCAAAATCTCCGGTTATCCTAAAAGTTACAACTCCCCCTGCAACTAAAACCTTAGCATCTAAAGTGACTGTTAAGCTTAAAACTTGATTATTTGCACTTGTCGGTGTTAATACAATAGTTCTATACGTAGTCATGCCACCGACGGGGATATCTGTTTCTACTCCATCTGTTGCTGAGGTACTGATTACTCCGCCCCCGCTTCCGGTTGGATCAGCTTTCCAACCCTTAGTTCCGCTTCCATTAGTTCCATAAACTTGATTATTTCCCGGACTTGTTGCATCGCCGCTTAACTTTATTCCCGATGCATCACTGGTTATTGACATCTGTTTCTTAACATCTGCCTTTAACTCGGGTGTTGCATCTGTATAAGTTAAATCAACTGTATCTGTATCTGCTATCATTCCACCGACAGCATCTTGGGCTAATTCATCTGTATATTGGGTAATATCACAATCAATAGTTCTATTTGCAGAAATATCTCCGCCACCTGATAAACCTGTTCCTGCTGTAATTGTCACAGTAGTATGGTCTATATGTCTATTTGCAGAATAATTATTTAAAGAATTATGATCAACCCCTGCAGGAAGAACATCTGCCTTTAGTTCTGGGGTTGCATCAGTATAAGTCAGATTTACACTTGCTGTATCTGCTATCATAGCGCCAACTGCATCTTGAGCCATCTCGTCGGTGTATGTTGCCCCAGTTGCTTCTATTTTTGTTCCTGCACCGATGACTGCTCCTGTTCCGCCATAGATAACTAGATTTGAACCAGAAACAGTTAGGTTTCCTTTGGTTACTGTCGGCTCAAAACCTGTATGTGCTGCAGTTGCATATGTGAGGTTACTTAATAAAGCATGATTTGTTGTTCCTGCTGGAGTTCCGAATACTAAACTTTCTTCAGTTGCGCCAACTTGAGGATATTTTCCAGCTTGTCCATGATAATCACTTGGACAGTCTAATAATTCAGTAAATCTTTTAGCGCCAGGACTTCCTTTTTCTGCTGGTCTAGCACCAAAATCTAAACCTTTAGCTGGAAGCGACAACTTCCCCCGATATTTTAAAGGCATTTTCTTTACGCCCCATGTATGTAAGTTACTTTATCTTGATTTTTCAAAATTTCCTCAATTTTCTCTAATCTGTAACTATGAACCATAATCATATCTTCTCCCTCGCTTCTTGTTGTAAAACCTGCCATATTATAAGAAATTGCAGACATCGCGACATATCTTGCTTCGTATTCTTGAAGAATTGCTTTAACATCAGCATTCAAAGTTGAATAATGGTCAGAAAAATTGAATTTACATAGGACATTTATATAACTTTCAGCTTCTAAACACCAGGAATTGATGTTTGCCTCAGTGTAACCTGTTAAATCTACGTTTTCGCCAGCCATAGCATCACACTGGGCTTTGGTTGCGAATATTCCGGTATGTGCCATCTTTTGCAAGGTTTTGCAAGTATTTAAATTTTTCTAGCAAAAATTTGGACGCCTGGAAAAATGAAAAATGAAAAAATACAAAACTCGCGAATATTAAAAGATTTTTGGATTAAATCCTTTATCCTGAACACACCAACAACAGCGAACAAACGCTTCTGTTAAATGTGAATAGTCACCAAAAAGTTTTAATGTCTTATCAGAAGAATACTCAAATACAATACTCTTCAAGGATCTAAGAAAATCTAAATCATCAATTAGTTCAACAGATTTGCTTTCCATCATAATCAAGGCATTACTATATAAATCCTCTTTTAAAATAACTCTTCTTTTCTCTTCTTTATAGAAAACACTTTTACTAGCGTTGTTAAGACCTATAACTCTTCTCTTGCCAAACTTCTCTTGTAACATATCTAGCAAACCACCACCAACACCAGCGTCGTCTATAAAAATTTTACGAAAGGAAAATTTTGAGTCTAAGTTTTGAATCATACCACTTGAATCAGTTAAAGATTTTCTATCAGTGGTGCAAACTTTTACGATTTTTAATTTGTTATCTAATAATTCCCCGACAACAAACGCATTTTGGTCACCGCCAAACCTGGCAACATCAACACCCAGATAATATTTTGCATGTTTTTTATAGTCCTTTTCAAATTCCCACGTGATAAAAGTCATACACTCTTTTATAAGCGTTGTAGGGAAAAATTGTCTATAATCATCTATGAATTCACCCAAATATTCCTGCGCATATTCCTGTTTTGATAATCTTTGTTTTTCTTTTTTAAGGAATTCTTTCGGGATTCTATCACAGTCTTCAGAAGAAATATGAATTTGTTTGAATTCATCATCATAAAAAGAATTATAGAAATAACCCCCTTTCCCAAAAGGTGTGGAGAGCAAAATTATCCAACCCAAACCCCGGGTTTTCCTAGATACAGCGATCATGGGAATAACCGCAACCCAGACAGTTTCCGGAATGTATGCCGCTTCGTCTGCCACCAACAAGTCGATAGAAAATCCACGAATAAAGTATCCGCTTCTTCCCGCTGGAACAGAATAGATTTTTGAACCATTTTCTAAAATGACTTTTGTTAATGTTGGTTCTTCTTCTAATTTCACACCTTTTTCCTGGATTTCAAACTTGACTTTTTCGAACAAAAGAGAACTTTGTCTTTGAGAAGCGGCGATTATCAAAGTTGTTGTTCCAGGATTTTCTAAAGCGAATTTTACAACTTTTAAAGAAATAATAAAACTTTTTCCAACTTGTCTCCCCGACCTAATCGTGAGATTTCCATTATTATTTAAAACAACTTCTTGCCATTCATCAAGGATTATTTGATTTTCCATCTTCTGAAATATTATCTTTGAAATTTTTTGAAAGAAAGAACTGGACTAAATTCAAATTATCAGAATTTCTAAATAAGAATTCATCAATTAATTCATCTTGCTTTCTTTTCTCTAAAATGGCAAAATCTGGGAAAAAAGAACTCGCATTTCTCCGGACACTTTCCCATTTATCTTGTAGTTTCTTTTGTTCTTTTTCGATTTTTTCTTTTTCTGTTAAGTCTTCAATATGTTTTTCAATTTCAATTTTGTTTTTAATTTCCGAAAATTTTTCCACTTCTGACTTGGCTTTTTCCAAATTTTCTTTAACTTCAGAAAGATTCGGCTTGAATTGTTTTGAAAAATATTCTTCAAGAAGCATGGAAATTACAGAACTTTTGTTATCTAATACTTGATATTTTCTAAACAATTCTGAATTTAAATAAACATGGATATCTGGCATTTTTTATTTTCCATCGGAAATGAATTTTATTTTTTTATTGCGTATGGAGTTTATGGAACTTCTCTACTACTACTACTACTACTACTTACATACATACATACATACATACATACAAATCTAACTATTTAAATCTTTCTCCCCAACCCCCTCTTTGAGGGGGTAGGGGGAGAAAATCAATAAAAGGGCGAAAGGTTTAAGACGGGGTTGAGGAAACGAAATCCCCCCTTAAACCTTTCCGCCCCCGTCCACCCCCCCCGCCAGCCCGAAGGGCTGGGGCTGGGGGGATAACTTGCGGGAATGGGCGGGGGAAAACCGAAGAGGTTTTCCCAGGAAACCACAAGCCCTTTAAACAGCGAAGCGGTTTCGTTACCTCACTGTGGTAACGAAACTTTAAACGGGTTGTGGTTTCCTTCCGCCCCGACGCCCTCACCGTCGGTGAGGGCTAGGGCTGGGGCGAGGCGAAAGACGAGCCCGATGTTTTCCCGGCGTGCGCTAGCTGTCTGTTAAATCCTTACCTGTCAGGATTATCCACTTTCCGAACTTTTCTGTCTTAATCCAGCCCACTCTTTTCAGGGCTAGCGCTACTTGATAAAGTGTTCTTGGGTCTGTTCCAACTTCCATGCAAACAGCCCTGTGCAACACATGAATAGAAATCTTTGTCTTTCCGGGATTCTCAGCCCGGATTCTTCTTAAAACCCTTTCCAACTTCTGAATTGACATTTAATATAAAATAAAAAGTTAAAGCAAGGGGTGAGCTTAAGACTAAGTAAACTCTTCCCCCCGCTTTCCCAAAAATCTTACCTTTTGAGCTTTATTTTGTTCTAATTGGATTAAAACGAACATACCTTGACTTTCTTCTTCTTTGATTTCCGCACTCTTCGCACGTAAAAATGTCCTTGCTTCTTCTAAATACTCTTACTTTTTTTTCTTCAAAACAATATCCCAAAAAAAGTTTTTCTGCTTCTTCTAATCTTTTATCTATTTCGGCTTGTTCCATTTTAATCTTCTTCATCAGCAAATCTAAGATAACCATCTTTGTTTGCTTTCAAAAGAATTTTCTTGCCTATTAGTCCTGACAGCTTATTAACTTTGCATGCTTTAAATAATTTTCCTGCTGTGCTGTTAGGCCTAATCATCTTATTCTTTGGCAAGAATAATTTTAGATTTTCTTCTATGCCATTAAACTCTACGCCTACGCTTACAAAAGGTTTGTCTCCGAATTTCTCATGATGAAACATCTCAACATTTCCAACACTTACGACAACTGCTTCGATTTCCTTACCTGCTTCAACCATGGTATATTCATCTGCTTCCTTTATTGTTTCTTGTTTCTGCGCCATTTTCTATACCTCCATTAATTAAAATTTATTTTTGAAATTTTCAATTCCCTAAGGATTTGATCATAAATTGCTTTATTTTCAAAATAGGACAGCTTTATCTTTCCTTTCTTAATTTTGCATTTCAATAGTTTTGTCATTTTAACTCTTCGTCCGTGATGTTGAAAAAGTGTTTAATAAAATGTATAAGTTGTCCTATAACTTCCCCATTATACCATCCATCCCCACAACACCAATTTCCGTCTGCTATCCCTAACTCTGAACAACCTTTAGCGTCAAATCCCTCGCCTTTGCTATCCAAATCTTTTATCCACTTAATCGCCTCGGCTCGCAACTCGTCCTCACTAAAACAAGTTGATAAATAAAAATTACCCTCATAAGACTTATCAAATTTTACTCTATCTACTTTGATATGTGTCAAATCTTTAAGCGTCTTTAATTCTGTCATGGCATCACCCTTAGGATTTGCAGTCCGTCCCTGCTGTTCCATTTATATATTATTGTCATTTTGCTTTCTCCTTAGGAAAGGCACAGAAAGCGACGATATAATCGTGCCATGTTAATTTAGTCATTTTTTTGCCTTTTTTCATCAGCCAATATTCCTTATCGCTGAAAGATATGTTTAAGGTTTTCATGCTAACTTAGAGAATACTAAGTATATAAACCTTTTGCTTGGGCTAGGATACTCTTATATCTATCTCTAAACTTATCAAACTCTGGATTATTAGAAACATATTCATCTTCAAAACAATCTTCACATGAATTTCTTAGATCTTCAAATCTTCTTTTATCTTTATTATCTACGCTGTCTTTTAATTTTCCTAATAAAAATTCCAATAGGATTTTCATTTTAACCTATATGATTATCTACATAATATCTGTCTGCGATTAATCTTACATAATCAACATAAAATGCTGCCGTGCTGTGAACCCCTCCCACATTTTTTATGCTAAAATATGGTGATGCATACATAGCCCCCCAAATTGGGGCTAATTTTTTTACGAAAACATCATTAATATAATAATAAACTGCGTTATCATCTGTGTTCAATTCTATTCTAAATACTGGATATGTTGTGCTGCTCACTAAAACACTGGTTGCGCTTTCTGTTGTTCCATTTTTTGCTATATAATAATTTGATGTTGCTAATGATACTTTAAATCCTATAAAATGATTAAATGGTGTCCAGTCTATCGTTCCTAATCCAAATAATATATCTGCATTTACATCTTCCTGATAAGGGTAACACACAATAGTTAAAGATACATTATTCCTTGGTCCAGTTGGTGATGGTCCAACGTATAGCTTTGCATATTCTTGGCTTGTTGTCATTATTGTTTCATCATTTAATACATCACCAACCTGTAATAATACTAAACCATAATTACTTACCCTTTGTGGTGCTATTAAATTTGTTCCTGCATGGATCCATTTTGCGAATGTTTCAGCCCCTACTGCTTCGGTTACAGTCCCCCCTTGAAAAAACTCATCTTCAAACCTTACTTGTATCCCTTTTATTTTATCGCAATATTCTTTATTGACAACATCTTTATCAAGATATGGTACTTTCTCAACGCTTCCCTCTCTTGTAGAAATATTTTTAAAAACTCCAAAATCTTCTGTTTGATAAGAATTCTTATTCCCCTCACTCATGGGAATTGCCTTTTCTTTTTTTGCGATTAATGGATTTCTCATTAGTATAAATGCATTCGGAGTATAAAAACTTTTCTTATGCTGATGTTATTAACTGAAAACTTCCTACCCCAACAGCTACGTATAGTTTTGCCCCAGACATTACTAAAGTTCCAGGTTGCGCTGTTGTCATTAAACTTGCCCCGCTTATACTTGGTACTACTAAAACCTTTGGAATAACAATTTCCGGGCTTGAATCGCTCATGCTTCCCTCAGATACTTTATTACTGCGAATCTAGCTGGATTTGTTCCTGTTCCAGAAAGTTCCTTTATTTCGCACCAGTCTGTAGCTGCCGGTAGATTAACTGCTGCTGCTGTGGCTAATGCTAAAGTTGCATAAGTTCCTACTACGGTCATGGTTACATCTCCTGCTGCCATTTTTTAATTTCACTTCCTTGTGTTTGTAATTTTACACACAGCATTTGGACTTGGAATTTGACAGACTCCACGTTCCCACGCCCTTATAGTAGTTGATAATCCAGGATCATCTATTGTAACTACTTTTAACGCTTCCTGTTCTTTCCATGTCAGTGCTTCTTTTGCTACGACGATATAT